AGCCAAGCAACACCGCGCTACCGCCCGAATGGCGAAACTGGTAGACGCATGGGACTTAAAATCCCCCGCTCGTAAGGGCGTGCCGGTTCGATTCCGGCTTCGGGCACCATGAATATCAAGGGCTTGCATGACATACCTCATGCAAGCCCTTAGTTCTTTTTTCCGCAATAAAAAAATCTTTTCCGCAATTCGTGACCGTCAGTCACTTCGTAGGGGTAACCTTCATCCCCTTGCGCATTCGGATGTACTGTTCTGTCATCCCAACGGTTGTATGTCCTAGCTGGTCCCTAGCTTCTCGGATGCTCCCTGTTGACTCCTCCTTATCCGTCGCCGCTTTTGCTCTTAGGTCGCGCATCTGAAATTCTGCTTTTGGAATACCAGCTGCTTCCCTGGCGTCATCAAACCGCTTCCTGAGCATGCTGGTCGTCATTGGCTGCCCAGAGTCGATTACTACCAGACGTGTTGATCTGATTTTGTGTCCAGCCTTTCGTGTCATGATTCGATCGATTACGACTTTGAGCTCACCAATGATCTCGATCCTTCGTTTAGCCCCGGTCTTGCCTTGCTGAACGGAGAGCTTTCCGTCTTTTATGTCTCGCTCATCCATCTTCAATGTGTCTGCGATCCTCTGGCCTGTTAGGTAGAAAAGGTCCAAAGCGTCCCTCAATGGCTGATCGGCATGTCGGTAGGCTCTCGCAAGTACGTCGTCTTCAACATATATGTCGCGACCGGTTTCTTTATTACCTTTCACGCCTGAGCAAGGATTCGCCAAGGATGTATAGCCATTCTCGCGAGCAAAGTTCCAGATGGAGCTGAGTAATGCCTTCTCCCGATTCGCGCGAATAGGTGCTGTCTTGCCACGATGACGAAGGTACTGGCTGACATGTTTCGGTTCGATGGCTTCTAGAGGGGCGGGCGGGTCGTTGAAGAACAGAAGAAGGTTTTTGAGTTCGCGCGCGTTGTCTTTTTGGGTGGCGTGGGCTTTTGTGGGAACCACCTCATTCATATAAAGCTCGGCTACGTAAGCAAAGGTAAGTACGGTTTGTGTCAGGGCTTGAGAGACGCGGCTTTTTTCGAGCTTTGCGTACTCTAAGATGGCCAGGCCGTAATCCGTACCTAGCGGGATTTCCTTGCGTGGTTTCCCGCCAGTGTCGTAAAGGTAATAGGTTGTGTTGCCGCGTTTTCTCTCGCGCAGGCGAGGAATGCTCCCCGGCTTTGTTGGTCTTCGTCCCATTCATCCCACCAGGCGCGGCTGCCACGTTGGAGTTTCGGCCGCGTTGGTAGTTGCTCCTGTCAACGCGGACGCAATCACGCAAGGCCAGCCGTTGCGCTTGATGGTATGGCGAATGCCATTGCGCTTCAGCACCATAATCTGACCGGCTTTAGTTTTAGCTCCAGTCAGTTCGCAGACTTGATCATGGCTAAGAAATTGAATACTCATGCTGGCTCCTTGCTAGGAAATGCAGAGCGCTTCGAATGCGCTTGCATTGCGGCCTTGCCACCCTCGGTTCCTGGGTACAGCTGCGCAGCCATTGCAAGCGCCTGTTCGCGCAGCGATCGGGCATCACGCTCGAGCTTCTTGCCGGTACGAAAGGCGCTGAAGGTCTCGGCGGCGATCCGCAGCAGCTCGCCGATATCGACCAGCGTCTGGTGCTCGGCCGGGCCGAAGAGCGGACCTGCTTCAAATCGTTTGCAGGCGTGTGCCAAGCGCGTGTGATCGGCCCGGATGAACTGCAGGGAGGCCTGGAGCTCGCGGATGGTTTTGGCGCTTGCGGCGCGCTGGGTGTCTACACCTTCGTGCAGGCCTGTCTCCAGGCCATCGCTGCGGCCCATGATGTAACCGCCCCAGAGCAGCAGGGCGGCCAGAACTATCAGGGTGACGAGTGCACCGATTTGTATTGGGGTCATCATGTGGTGTGCTCCTGGGATTGTCGTTGGCTGGTGGTGACAGCCGTCAGTGGTTTGGGGGCAACAGTGCGTTGGCCGTCGTGCTGTCGCTGCATTTCTTCATCCGCTTTGTAGGCGCGGATGTCGATCAGCGAGGCGACGTGGCGGATGTGCGCGTACTTCAGCGCCTTGCGGCTGGTGTCCAGCGTAGTGATCGGAAGCTGGATCCGGCCGCTGTTGATCTCCGTCACGAACGACTGCTCGTTGAGATTGCGAAAGTACTGCTCGCGGACTTTTTCCAGCGGGATCAGGACGTCACCGAAGATTCGGTAGAGCAGTTCAACGGTGGCCGATTCGGGCGCCGGATGCAGGCGAAGCGGATTCTGTGCAGCGTTACTCATGGCCTTGTCGAGCCTCCTTGCGTTGTTGTCGTGCCGGGTGGTTCCAGGCGTTCAGGCAGTGGCGTCTGGTCAGCTCGCGCAGATGTTCGGGCACTTCGAGGAGCGCGGCGTTGCGCTCCTCACGTGTGCGCATGGCAATGATCTGGCGGGCGTACTCCCTAGGCCACGTCACGGCGATCTGCCGGGATGGCAGGAAGATCGATGTCCAACTGCTCGGCCAGCCAACGGATACCGGCCTGCTTCACCCGAGTCGACTGGCTGTACTGCATTCCGTGTTTCTCGTCATACCAGGGGCTGTCCTTGACCCGCAGGTACTCCTTGTCGCGCTTTAGATCTGCCGGTAGGTTTCCCTTGAGCAAACCTTTCTCCCGCATGAGCGCGATCAGTTTGGGGCGAGTGAGACCGAGTTGAGTGGCTGCTTGGGCTAGGGTGCGTTCCATAAACGGTTCCTCAAGCAGCATGCGCAGCAGGAGTGGCCGCTGCAGCAAGGTGGTTGATGGACTCAATGAGCTTTGCGTAGATCTCGGCATCGGGGTCGTACAGGGTGAAGCAACGCGTATGCGGGCTCTTGTTGCCGATGCTCAAGATGGCGGTGACGCCCCGACGTGAATGGGTGCGATGCAGCGCCACATGAAGGGGAAGTTCAAAACCCATGTCGAGGCTCAGCACGCCGCCGGTGTGCACCAGTTCGAACACGCGCTGCTTGTCCTGGACATCAAAACGGCCGTATTGACGATCGGCATGCGGAAGATGCACCAGGTCGCTGGAGTTGCTCGCGTCGAACGGACCGTTGGCAATCTCTTCGATGAAGTCGGCGAGTTTGAGGTGCATCTTCTTGTCGTTCTGCAGGGTCAGCGTGTGGCGTTCGCTGCCCAGTTCAACGACAAAAGTACTTTCCACTGTGCCGCGCTCAGCCTTGAGACGGAATGCTAGGCATTCACGCTTCGGTGCTGTGCGCAGGACGTGGTTGAAGGTCTCGGTGAGGTTGACTTGGGCGTTGAGCAACTGCAGGGTGCGGTTGTCGATCTTGTACTTGATCATGCCGCGTGCCCTCCGCCGTTTGGGTCGAAACGCTTGGCAGGAGGGCGACGTTTTTTGGAGGTTGTGATGCTTATAAAAGCGCAGCCACATTCTCGGGCCAGACGACGAACCTCGAAAATGCGGCAGGGGTCAGCGATGGTTGGATGCAGATGAATCGTAGCTTTGGTATGCATGAATTTGCCTCGCTCTGTGGTCAAAGAGTGAGTGCAAATTAGCAACAGCTAATCTGTTTCGCAATAGCAAATGCTAAATTTCAGATCTCAAGATACTTTGAAGGCTTCAAAATAGCCCCTACGTAATGGATTTTCTCGACCAGCTTTTCTTCCAGGAAGATAGGAGGGTAGCTGTCGTTGATGCTATCGAACCGGAGTTGACCGTCCCGACGATAAATGAACTCTTTCACCATTGCCCTACCATCGGTGGTCCGCACGAGGACCTCATCGCCAGTCTGATAACCATGATTCGGCTCAATGAGCACAAACTCCCCGTTTTTGATGCGTGGATGCATGCTGCTTCCCACGACTTTCAAGCCATATGCATCGGGATCGGAACTGATAATTTCCAAGTATCCATCGCCATGACCTGGAGGATATTCAAGTGCGTCGAAGTAGCCATCGGTACCCAACATAGCCTTTCCTACTACGGGTACTGGTGCAGGGCGCCGGTGCTCGCTTGCTTCCCGCTCTTCCGCTGTTCTAAGGGCGGTTTCGTTGATGGTTGCATTGAAGAATGCGGGGTGGGGCAAAACTGGAGGCTTGAGGCCAAGAGCGATCCACGCGGCGGTGATTTGATGCTGGTCTTCGGCGGAGTAGGTTCCCGTCGTAAGCAAATCAGCAGGAATTGCGAGCTTTTTTGCAAGGTTCGTGGCAGCTCGGTCACCCAATGTCCGGTGCCCGTTCAGGATCTGAGAAATGTACGAAGCGTCCACATCGGCATGCGCTCCGGCAAAGTCCTTGAGTTGGTTTTCACCAATCAGGGCTTTAAGAATCGTGAGGCGTTTTTCGTAGATATTCATATAGGGAATCATCCGTGCTCCGTTAGCAAAATGTAAATTACGTTTTGCTATTGCGGACCGGATTAGCAGTTGCTAATCTTGTGTTGAATAGGGGGTTAGCAATGACGCTTCTCGAATACATAAAGATCCTAGACGACGCAAAGCTCAAGACCTTTGCCTCTCGATGTAATACCTCAGTCGGCCAATTAAAGCAGGTTGCTTATGGCAATCGTCGAGCGAACGCAGCTTTATCCATTTCGATTGATCGGCATAGCGGCAGTCGTGTGACGTGTGAGTCGTTAAGGCCAGACATTGATTGGCAATATCTGCGAATGCAGGCACCAGCTAATCACAGAGTAGAAAACGCTGCATAGAAAAAAGGCGACCCTAGGGTCGCCCAGTTTCTCCCGACAGCATCACCACAATGCGGTCGGGTTGCGATGTCAGCAGGCGAGCACACCACATGCCCCCACTTTCATCGCGTTTCCAAGGCTCGGAAGCCTTGGTGTTGCTGCCGTTCTTACCACAGAGCTGGCAGCTGTTGCGCCAGGGGGGAACAACGGATTGTTCGCCCCGGCACGGTGCCGGTGTTGGTCTTACGAACCTAGCCGGCTTTGGGCCTCTCCAGACCACGCGGCAAATGTATCACCAACTTCTGTCGCGCGGCACTGGCAACTTTTAGGATTAATGCCATGAGCCGAATTGCTCTCAGTTCTCTGGAACGGGCGCAGCGGGAAATCCTGCCGCTCGATTTAGCGCTGTACCACGCCGCTCGCGATTACCCGGGCGGCGCTGCTGCTATCGCTGCTACAACTGGTCGCAACCCGACCACGTTGCAGCACAAGCTGTCGCCAACCCATCCGAGCCACTCCATCAACATTCAGGAATTCGGCGAGATCCTCGAACTGACCAAGGATCGCCGCATTCTCGATGCGGTGCATGCGCTGGTCGGTGACACGATCTGGCAGGAATTGGCCGACACTTACACCAACGATATGCCCGAGACCCTCACCACGGGTATCGCCGAATACTTCCGCCAAGTCGCCGATCTGGCCGAGACCTGGGCCAAGAGCATCGGTGACGGTGTGGTGACTGATCAGGAACTGGCGGCGATTCGCCTGCAGGTGTTCCGAGGCATTCAAGGGCTGCTCGGGTTGTTCAACCGCGCCACCTACGTCAACCAGACGACGCGAGGTGCTGACCGTGGCTGACATTGCCGATTTCGCCAACGACTTGGTGCAGGAACGCATCGATCAGGCCATGGCGGCGCGCAGCGCTGCCAAAGCAGAAAGTGTTGCCCATTCGTTGCTGTTCTGTGAAGCCTGTGACGATCCGATTCCGGAAGCTCGTCGTTTGGCTCAGCCGGGTTGCTCTCAGTGCATCAACTGTCAGTCCCTCTCTGAAAGGGGGATTCAGCATGCTCGATGAGGTATTGGGCCAATTCGCCGATTACGGTCTGGAGCCAGCGCAACCGCTGGTGTTCGGCAAGCTGACCCGCTGCAAGACAGCGCAGGACAAGGGCAAGGAAAAGAACGGCTGGTATGTGGTCCACGAGCAGCGCACGGAGAAGGGCGACACGTTGATCTTCGGCGCTTTCGGTGACTGGCGTTCGGGCGAGACGCAGAAGATCAAGGTCAAGGCCGGTCGCATGTCGCCGGAAGAGCGCGAAGTGATGCGCGCCCGCCAAGAAGAAGCCAAGCGCCGCGCCGCCGAAATCGCGAACAACGCTGCGCGGCGGGCCGCGAAAAGGGCGCAAGGTTTGTTCGAGCGCATGCCGACCACCGGACGCAGCGATTACCTGGACCGCAAGCAGATCGTTGGCATCAACGTGCGTTACGCGCCACGCACCGGTGCGGTACTGGTGCCGATGAAGAACGCCCGCGATCAGATCATGGGCCTTCAGGTGATCTTCCCAAACAAGCAGGAAGACACCGGCCGCGACAAATCCTACTGGCCATACGGGATGGCGAAGGAGGGCACATTTCACTTGCTCGGTCCGCACCCGGAGCCGGGTGAACCGGTACTGGTGTGTGAGGGGTACGCTACCGGCGCCAGCCTGCACATGGCGACCTCGCTCACTGTGGCGGTGGCCTTCGACGCCGGTAACCTGTTGGCCGTATGCAAGGCCATGCGCGAGCGCTTCGCCGGCTGCCCGCTGATCATCTGCCGCGATGACGACTGGAAGACCATCAAGCCTAATGGCGATGCCTGGAATCCTGGCGAGGAGAAAGCGAGCAACGCTGCGCTGATCGTCGGTGCCCAGGTGGTCGCGCCGATCTTCTCGGTCGAGCGCCACGACAAGTGGACCGACTTCAACGACCTGCACGTCGCCGAAGGCCTCGACGCGGTCCGCCGACAAGTGCTCGCTGTGGTCCGTCCACCGGCCGCCGGTGGCTGGAAAGATCAACTGGCCCGCAGTGAAAGCGGCGCCTTGATCGCGCACATGCAGAACGTCGAACTGATCCTCGCTCACGACGAGCGCTGGGCCGGGGTGATCAGCTACTGCGCTTTCAGCTCGAAGATCGTCAAGCTGCGTGCGGCGCCTTATGGTGGTGGCACCGGCGAGTGGGCCGACATCGACGACGTGCGCGTCATGAAGTGGCTCGCACAGCAGTACAACCTGCGTGTGAAATCCTCGCACGTGATCGAAGCGGTCAGCGTCGTGGCCCACGACCACGCGTTTCATCCGGTGCGTGAGTACCTGAAAAAACTCGAATGGGATCGTGTGCCGCGCCTGGAGCGTTGGCTGACGGATGTCATGGGGGTGAAGGCAACGGATTACACCTCCAAGGTCGGCAAGCGCTGGATGATCTCCGCCGTGGCGCGGGTGATGAAGCCAGGCTGCAAGGCCGACTCGGTGATGATCCTCGAAGGCGTACAAGGCGCCGGTAAGTCGACCGCGATGAGCGTGCTCGGCGGTGAGTGGTTTATGGATACGCCTTTCGCCCTCGGTGACAAGGACGGCTTTCAGGCGATTCGCGGCAAGTGGATTGTCGAGCTCGGCGAGCTGGACAGCTTCAACAAGGCCGAGAGCACCAAGGCCAAACAGTTCTTCTCCGCGTCCACCGACACCTACCGCGAAAGTTATGGCCGCAGAACGTTGGACGTGCCACGCCAGTGTGTCTTCGTCGGTACCACCAACCAGGACGAGTACCTCAAGGACGCCACCGGCAACCGTCGCTATTGGCCGGTGGCCTGTACCAAGGTCGATGTGGCGTTGCTGCGCGAGATTCGCGACCAGCTGTGGGCCGAAGCGATGTTCTGCTTTGAGGCCGGTGATCTCTGGTGGGTGACGCGAGAGGAAGCGCCACTGTTCAGCGAGGAGCAGGACGAACGCTTTGTGGTGGACGAATGGGAAACGCCGATCCTGACCTGGCTGGAAGAATCGCAGATCGGCGAGACCACCACCGGCAGTGAGGTGATGAGTCAGGCGCTCAAGCTCGATCCCGGTCATTGGGGCAAACCCGAGCAGATGCGTGTGGGGGCGATTCTGCATCGACTGGGGTGGCGACGGTTTCGTTTGGGCGCCCTGAGCAAGAGCGGCCAGCGGCCGTGGGCGTACAAGAAACCGGAAGGTTGGGGCAGGGCACCTGCGCTGGAGCAACCTGCGTTTGAGGAGCCGTGCTTCGATGATTAAGGTAATCGACATGGCCCTCAAGCAATGGGCGCAAGAGCTGCACAGCGACGAGGTGGCCGCTGGATACTCAGGTGGCAACATGGTCGCGATGATGATGGAGAGCGGTGGCCAGCTCGTGCGCGGCAGGCGTGGGAGCAGGGTGCCACTGGAAGCCTCACTGGACATCGAGCGGATCGTCAAGAAACGCCTTGATCCTGAGCTGATGACGGTGGTCCGGGTGCATTACTTTCAGCCTGATGCGCCTTTGACTGCGCGTCTGGCTCAGAGTGGCTGCACCCGTAATCTCTACTACCAGCGCCTGCATGACGCTCACATCGTGGTCGAGCACTTCCTCATGGGGGAAGCGGCTTGATCGTGGGCATCCCTCCGTCTCACGCCGTCCTACCGGCCTGCCTCCGTCCCACCGCTTTTTGCAGTGGTGGGACGGGCGCAGGCCGCGTCGTTGTTGGTCTGTCCCACCGTCCCACCTTTTTCAGGCCTCCCGCCCATGTGTGCGTAGCGGGTACAGGTACGCGCGTTTACGCGCACGCGTGCTTTTAAATTTCTCTCTATACACGAGAAAAGAGAAAGAAAAGTAGGACGGTGGGGCAAAGCCCCAATCTGCGGGGCTTTCAGACGTCCCACCTTGTTTTGGAGAGGTGGGACGCATGGGACGCCAACGAAACAACAGAAGCAAAAGCCAGCCGGGTTGAGATATTCACCGACATTCGCCAGCCGTTCACCGGGCGTCACCCACACATTCACCGGATGGCATTAAAACGGTCTTGCTGCCACCAGAATCGACCTGTAAAAAGGGGCCATCTTCGATGGGTGCGACCGCCAAGCGCGGCAGGCCACCCACCACCTGACCCGGCCATGGCGCCGGGTCTTTTTGTTTAAGGGGCGGGGCCATGACGAACGAGCAACAGGCACTGGCAGAGATGCCGATCTGGTTGGTGATTGCCCTGTCATTGGTTGGCGGTGTGTCTGGCGAGATGTGGCGCGCTGACAAGGACGGGGCGAGAGGATGGGCTTTACTGCGCCGGCTCGCACTTCGGTCCGGTGCCTGCATCGTCTGCGGCGTGTCAGCGATGATGTTGCTGTTCGGCGCGGGTCTGTCGATCTGGACAGCGGGCGCCCTGGGTTGCCTGACCGCGATGGCCGGCGCGGATGTCGCCATCGGTTTGTACGAGCGCTGGGTGGCCAAGCGCCTGGACCAGAGCGAGGCCGAGCCGAAGGCATGAGCCGGGCAGGCCGGGTAGGGGGCAGATTTCACGGGTCCTCCCTGAGGGCCGCCCCCTACACGGGTTATCGAACTCGCGGAATCTCTCTAGCTGAAACCTGCGCAGGGATGTCCGTCTTTCCAAAGGGAATGGGGCAGGGCATGGCAGTTGACCGACCGGACCGGGCAGAAACCCGCCGGGGACCCTGGGGATTTCCAAAGGACACGGGGTCGGAAACCCGCGGGATCGTGTTAGTTGGAGGCTCGCCAGCTTACTGAAATTTCAATCCACTGAAATCTTGAAAGGAATCATTGAAAAGCCGCTGAAAAGGAGGGCTTATGAG